ATGCCATCTCCCGCAATGGCTTCATGCGATGGAATGTACTTCATGCCGCAGCCACTAGTAGTGGCAACTACAACCGCAACAAACGCAACAAACGCAACAACAACAACACATGCATTACGAGTGTTGAGCATTGACGTGGGCATGAAGAACCTGGCGTATTGCTTGTTTGAATGTGCCCCCGATGCCGGAGAAATAAAAACTCCGGAGACCATCATGCAGCAAGCGAAAATTATGGCATGGGATACGGTGAATTTGTGCAATGGGCTCACCGCTAATGAAAAGCCGGCAGCACCCACATGCTCCACTGTCGGATGCAAATTTGCCGCAAAATTCATGCACGAATCAGGACCAGAACATTTGATGGTGTATTACTGCACCCGGCACGCGAATGCATCGGGGTACAAGATGCCGTTGGCTTCATCCATTGGGTCACCAAAACTACTGAAAAAAATGACGCTGGAACAGCTAAAGGCGTTTTCGGGCGAATATCTCTCTTCTGCTATTCCAGACAAGTGTGAAAAGAGCAAGCTGAAGCTGTTGCAGCATGTGACCGCTGCCTTGGCGGCCGAGTATCTGGTTGCCGTGAGCACCAAACCGACCGTGATTTCTGCCGCATCCATGGATTTGATCACCATTGGGCGCAACATGCACCGTCGGTTTGACGCGCTGCCGCACCTGGCAGCCGGGCTGGACGTCGTGATTATTGAGAACCAGCTCGGCACGCTGGCCACCCGCATGAAGACGCTGCAGGGCATGATCACGCAGTACTTCATCATGCGCGGGGTGCCAGACATTCGGTTCATCTCCGCCACGAACAAACTGAAGCTGTTTTCCAAAGATGGGGAGGACAAGGGTGACAAGGGTGACAAGGCTGATTATGCCGATCGCAAAAAACGCAGCATGGAGATTACAAGAGCGCTCATTGCAGAACATGCACCCGAGCACATCGGGTTGTACGACAAGCACAAAAAGAAGGATGATCTGGCGGACTGCTTTCTGCAGGGTATTTGGTGGTTATCAGGGGACTACGTAAAAGCGCAGCGCAGCGCAGCCCCGAATCCTTCGGGATTGTAAGGCACGTCGCACAAATGAGTTATTTTAGCGTGGTATTATAACACGTGCACGTGAATTCCTGCAATCAAATGAATAAAACCACTCGTCGCAAACGAAATATTGTGCCAATTCGCATCATAAAGCATTTCAAGACAGTCGCCACGCAAAAACGGGGATTAATGTTCAAAAAAACTGCACTTGGAAAAAATTGTGGCGCGTGGTTTCCAATCCATGCAGGTGGTGTCTGGATGAAAAACACGCGCATCCCTTTAGATGCGATTGTGGTTGATAAAAATAATAGAGTGTTGGAAACGATACAAAACATGACCCCAATGTCTCAAAAGGTGCATTATCTTACATCAAAAAAATCGGCGGGTCTGATTGAAACCGATGCGGGGTTTGTTGATGAAAATGACATTCGCAAAGGAACTAAAATGATAATGAATTAATTGAATGAAATGAATTGAATATTACAATGTCAGGGTCCAAAGGGACGGCACGTCCCTAATTATTGCGTATGATTTAAACTTAAAAGATATAAATCAATCATAAGAATAGACATAAATTCCAGATTATCTGCTGTGATGGAGGAAGTGATTGACATTTCGGATTTGCCCAGCGTGAAGGGGGGTGGAAAGTCCACCAATTTTGGAGGCGGGTTGGAATTATTGATGAACGATAAAATGAAAAGCGGCGGCAGCAAGAGCGGAGGTGGCGACATTGACATCGGCGACTTGAATGCGCTGGAAGCCGAGTTGAACGAATTAAGCGATGTTCAAGTGCCGTCATCGTCTGCAAGCAAGTCGGTGTTTTTTAGTGGGATTGGGTCGGGCTCTAATAACAGCGTGTCATTTCGTGACGAGCCGATTGAACTTGGCGGCGGTGGCAACAGCAGTAGCAGTGGCAGTGGCAGTGGCAGTGGCACCTTCAATTTAGGCAGCTCAACCGCATCTGCATCGGACGACAAGCAAACGTGGGACGGGTTCGGCAAGTTCAACAACGTGCCGCTGAACCCCGATGCGCCCGTGGATGCGCAGCCGCAGCTGACCAAGGAGGAGCTGCTGCGCGAGAAGTTCAAGTACCTGCGCAAGCTGGAGGACCTGGAGCAGAAGGGCATCACGCTGACAAAGAAGTACTCCATGGAGTCGTCGCTGGCGGAAATGAAGGGCGAATACGAAACGCATCTGGAGGAGCGCGAGCGGCGCAACAGCGTGAAGTTCCAGGGCAAGATGCTCATGTCCGTCATCACCGGCATTGAGTACTTGAACAACAAGTTTGATCCGTTTGACCTGAAGCTGGACGGCTGGAGTGAACAAGTCAACGAGAACATTGACGACTACGACGAAATCTTCTCGGAGCTGCACGACAAGTACAAGTCCAAGGCCAAGATGGCGCCCGAGCTCAAGCTGCTGTTCCAGCTGGGCGGCAGCGCCATCATGCTGCACATGACCAACACCATGTTCAAATCGGCCATGCCGGGCATGGACGACATCATGCGGCAGAACCCGGAACTCATGCAGCAGTTCACAGCGGCTGCGGTGAATTCCATGTCGCAGAACCGCCCCGGATTCGGCAACTTCATGGGCGATTTGATGGGTCCGGGGCCTCAAGGCCAAGGCCAAGGCCCTCAGCCACAAGCGCCAAGACAAGCGCCACCCTACATTCCCAACCAGCGCCCTCCTCCGCCCCCGGTTCCCACCAGTGTGCGCGACCCCAACTCGGATGCGGGAACGCCGTTCCGGGCAGGGAACAACAGCGCACCTCCGCCTTCCAGTCGCCCCGATTTGACCGCGGCACGCAACATGGGCCCTTCGGATTCGGCTCCTCCTCAGGTCACGGTGTCTAAACGCCCCGACATGCGCGGCCCCACCGACATTTCCAACATTCTGTCGGGATTGAAGACCAAAACCATTCCATTGCAACAACAGCAACAACAGTCACAGCCACAACAACAACAACAACCAGCAAACGAAGACAAGACCAGCACCATCAGCATTTCCGACCTGAAAGAGCTGCAGAATGACAACTTGCCGCACAAGAGCAAGCGCCGCCAACGCTCGGATAAGAATACCGTGAGCTTGGCTTTAGACATTTAGCAATTCAAAATAAATAATATAGCATAAATTCATAAAACAAAGAATGAAAAACAGAAAAAGCAAAACTGCAAGAAAATCAAAAAAGAATGGCACGAGAAGGAAATCGCGCAAAGGAGGACAGGTGACATCAATTACTCAGTTTTCGGCAAAATATCCGCATAATGGAATGTTGTAACAACATAAACAATTTAAATACATTCAAAAGAATATATTTAAGAAATGAGCCAAAACTACGTGTTGACGTGTGACAAGGACGCGGTGTATTTAAGCCGTGACAAGGCCAATCACATGTATTTGATTGAATTCAAAGCCGTGAATCCCAAGATACGGATTGATGCGCTGCTCACGTTTGACATTTACAGAATGATGTACGAGCTGAACAAGGATTTGTTTGACGCACACCACATTGCATTCCCGGACCCGAACGACCCCTCGCGCGCAGAAATCCTCTTCGTTTTTAAGAGCGTTATGGGACTGGGCGAGAGATACACGCACGTGTCTACGCACATGCCGCATTTATCCAACCAGGAGCCATTGGCTGAAGGTCAAGGCCAAGTCATTCACGTGAGTAGCATGAACGTTCCCAAGACCGCGCAGTCGCAGCTGCGACACTTGATCCCCCGGCGCGCCGATCAAATTGACTCCGACAATTCCAACATCACGATCCACGTGCAATCGGACGGCCATGCCATTCAGTTTTACTACAATTTCAAACTGCAGCTGTCCAAACCCGACGACGTGATTTCCATCCCGCCCTTTGTGGACAAGGCCGTGAGCACCATGATGAAAACCATATTCGTGCGTATGAAGCAATTCATTGAGTGCCTTGGCTAAAGGTTCATTTGCCGCGCTTTCATTTGCCGCGCTTGTATAATGCCATGTAACACAGCAGGCCAATGCCGAGAATGGATCCCACGATGATCACGGGTCGGGTATCTGACCGGGTGTTTTTTTCGGTGCACGCGTTCAGTTTGCACGTCATTCCAATAATGGTTTCAATGATTTATGAACTTGGGTATATAAATCATTAAATATTTTATTTCATTTTTCATGCATTTTTTTCATGCATTTTTTTTCATTCTTCGGGAGAAAAGCGTTCTAATGCGACGGTTAGAGGATACTCATTACCAACATTGAAATCAATCACTCTTGCAGGGACATTGACCAAAGACACTTCTGCATACGTGACCGGAACGTCAATGATGTTATCATGCGTTGCATTTTTAATAGGTTTGCCAGTAACACGCCAAACTTGTTGTTTTATTTTTACTCGTGTGTCGGTATCTTCTTTGATGTATATTTTATCCCCCGGTTTCAATGACGATAATTCTGAGGCAATGTTCACTATGGTCCCGTTCTTTCTCGCCATTTTATTCATATACAAAACCGTGCTTTCGCGTTGCGTGGCTGCATTCCAACCCAACGATGCGGTTTGTCCGTTTACGGCATCAAGTTCTGCATCGTTGTATGCGTTTGCTGTTGTAACCAGCGTACCAATAGCATTATTTGGCGCACTATATAATGGATTTGACGATAAATTCATCCGTGTAACTTCTGCCTGTATTTTTTTCAATGTTTCCACATTGGTGGTTTTGAGCGTGGGATTTGTCGCAATAGTAACTGCATTAATTAATGCGGTTGCTGTATTGTTTGTGCCAACAGTAGGAGGAAGATTCCATTTTGCCGTGTACCCATATTCTTCCGTTGTTACTGGACGGCCCAATCTTGTTAACAACTGCTGCATCGTAAAATTTTGCGAATGCGTTTTCAAGCCGTTCATCATCTGGTCCCATAAGATCTGCGCATTGGTTTTGAACATGGACCCGTCCAACGAACACGAGAGGCGCGCCATGTCCATGCCGGTCATGTCCGCCAGATTGCCTTGGTACAGATACATCGCGAGTTGAACAGCAAACAGGGGGAACTGGATGCACCTTCCTGACGAAGCGCGAATGCCCATCAAGCTCGCAAAATCCGGCGTCTTGCTTTCGTTTGTGCTCGTAAGTTGCTGTAAAACCGCGCGGTCGTTGCGTTTCTTGTAAAAAAACTCCTTGTTCCACGCATAATTGTTGAACACCATGTTTTTTCCGTCGTACTGCATCCGCGCATTTCGGTGAAACATGTTTTCCAAGATCACGGCGAAATTGGCGCCGAGAATGGACATGTTCGGTTGTTTTGAGATGATGAGAGCATTGGATCGCGTCAAACTGGAAGAAGAAGCATCCGATCCCCGTATTTTCGCGTCAATGAACGGTTTCAACAACGTGGACACTGGTTTGGCACCGGCAATTTCACGCACCCCCACGTCGTCAAAGTCCATGAACTGCCATTCCTTGGGATCCAGCAGCGCGGGACACATGAACGGGTTGTGCAGGGCGCTGGAGTTAGGGATGAACGCGCCCTCGGCCACCGCCGCCGTGAATTTGGCGTCCATGGACCACGACATCTTTGCATTGCCGACATTGTATGCATTGAGCGCTGCAAGCGCCGCACTAATTCTTTCTTGATTGGCCTTTGTTATCTGAATTTCGTCGTACTTCATTTTGGACAACAGCGTGAGAATTTTCTTGGCTTGCGTGTAAGCATACACCGCATTTTCAAATGTGTTGTTGGTTCCGGCATTGAACGCCGAAGTAATGTAAGGTCCGTAATTCACAGATTTGTTGGTATTGGTATTAGACGGATCGTCAAAGAATTGACTGGTGGCCCATCCAGCGGCAGCACCACCACCACCAGCAGAATCAACATTGTTAGAATTGCTCAATAAATTGTGCAAAATCATGACATGCTCATCAAACGAACTTATGTATGCATTTCGGGGCAATAAAATGTGCGGATTTACTTTGTGTCCCCACCAACTTATCATTAAATTATCTGGATTTGTATTTCCAATTTTTTGACTAGATGAACCACCTGATTCAGCACAAACAAGATTCACATCATTTACAATATTTTCAAACTTATTGACCTCACTATTTATGTTAGTAATTTGTTGCCACACTGTTAAATTTGCAAATATTTCATTCATTTTATCTTTGATTCCACGATCCCCATATAAAGTATTTATTGAATCAAATGCATTGTTAAGACATTGTAAGAGTGGCTGAGGATTGGTTCCTTTAATGGCATCATCCATCACGTCTTCAATGTTTTCCGGCCATTCGCCCATGTTTCCAATGAATGCGCGAGGACTGCTGCAGTAATCCACAAAATACAGCAAATCGTTCTTACTCAATTGATCCGTTTCTGGATACCATTTCAGCGTAAAAAAATCATCCATGTTTGCAATTTTCAAATTCAAACTCGTGTCCATTGCCAATGGATTGGATTTTCGTAAAACCGATAAACGCTGGCTAACGTAATCATCATACCGCATTTTAATGCCGGATTGAGTTTTAGCATCATAATACAGCGTCACGTAAATTGTGGTTTCGTACAACATGCTGTAATCTCGTAGTGCAGAAAAAAATGCATCTCCAATAAACTGTTTGTCTTCCGGTCTGTTAATTTTTCTCAAGCTTTTGAGGTATTGCGATTCGTATCCAATTGCCGCAATTTTGATGCAAATGCGTTTTTTGGATGCAATGTCACTTGCATTTTTTTCGGCAGTTTTGAAGATCAGTTGCATCATTTTATACATGTAGTCCATGCAACCACGTTGGTTCAATGTGCCATCTTCCGCAATGAACGTTTCGCCCGGAATCCAAGCATGAATGACGAATGTGTTTGCTGGGCCGCGAAACGGAGGCACAATGGACATGAGTGGTGGTGGATAAGCCGTTGGTAAATTCGGTTCTGTGTAATCTTGCACTCCATTTTCATAAGTCGGTGGGCGCATCAGCTGAATATATTTATTTATCCATTTGGTTCTGTTAGTGCTTATATTGCCTCTTGTAATGTTTTGAGTGCATTCATATTGATAATATCCGGGGGTTGTCCAGTCGTAGATTGAATTCAGTTCTGGTTGTGTTGGTGAAACTAATCTGTTCATATCGCCAGTATATATGTAAGCAGGCCTAGAAGAAGGACTAGCATTCAAACTGTTTGCAAATAAGGTGTGGTCTATTCTTTTTTTATCAAAAATAGCAAGAACTTTGTCATCTTTTGCTCGTGAAGGGGAAACATACTGTTCTTTCCAACTATATGTAGAAAATCCGATAGAATTTGGTTTTTCTCTTGTTTCTGCCGGCATTTGGGTCGGATTATCAAACCGCATTTTGGGATACGATTTTTCTTCCGGATTAGGATTGATATGGTATTTGTTTTCAGTGAGTGGATCTTCCACTGGCGTCCACCCGTCTTTCAGTTCTTTCAAATCTTTCTCGCTCATTTTACCTAAAATGTGTTTAATTAATTCCGGGTTTTGCTTGAATATCCAAGTGTAGTCAAAATACACCGGGCCGCAAATGACATAGAGGTCATCGTCATGCACAGTTTCAAATTCATCTTTTTGTTGCTGAGCTTCAGATTGTTTTGACTTTTCTTCTTTTGTTGCGCTTTGTTTATACAATGTTTTCAAATAGTCGGCCTTTTCCATGAGGTTTGCAGCGTTGATGATGATAGGAGTCGCAGTCGCACTTGCAGAATCAACCGCCTGTGCCTTGTCACTGTATTTCAACAAAGAAAGTAGCGTGTCATTGTCATACGCAAACGCAGCAAAGTTGTCAAAATTATCTATCACGGAATCCATTGCTTTTTTGATTGCGGCCAATGCTGGATCCTTTGAAACAGCTGTACTTGTTACTGTCACTGCATCTTTCACATAATTCGTAATCGCAAGCTTGGCTGCGGCGTACACGGCATCTCCTGCCGCACATGCGGCGCCGATCAACGGATTTAATTGACGTTGAGAAACTCCTACAACATTGAATGCATTCAAATGTGTTTGAATGTGTGGTTTTAATAGAAGTGCACCTCCGCCAAAATCAATGATAGTAAATAAGTGAGTTAATATTGCATCCGCATTTGCGATTGCACTAACCTGATTCTGATTCATAATAAACTCTCTCGTGGCAATGGCCACTGCGCAAATGATGGAATGCGATTTGGTTTTATCAGATGCGCCAATTGCAGCATTCATGCAACCATTGAATGCGGCCGCAGCTGCAAGAGCCGCATCTGTGATCGCCTTCTTCTCTTCTTTCGTCACCTTTGCGTTTGGTGTCAAATGGCACGGGTATTTGTAATACAAACGTTCCAGCAATTTTTCATAATTCAGGTTATAATCGGGCGTAGATTTGAACGTGTACAACCGGGTTTTCTCTTGAATGGGTTTCAACTTGTTGTCATTGCGCAAAACATTCCGATTGGGCAAATTAATCCCTGTTATAATGCCTCTCAAAAAATTGGTTACAATTTCAACATTGTAGGAAGGATGGGCATAACTTGTTGGATTTGGGGTTGGTTCATCTATATAATTGACACGCGTTGCGCGTCCAACCATTCTTGAATTTAATGGAGGTAGATAATCCAAAATGCGTCCAAATGAACCAGTTACGGCGGATACCGCATTATTAGTTTTCATGTACATCCACTGAAAATAATTGTAATAATAAGTTAATGCTTTTTGAGACACTATTAGGTTCAAATTACCTGCTGCAATCGGACCATTTACAGGATTGAACCTTTCCATCAATGGTAGGTATTGTAGCGAAGTCGCTATAGCCACTGGTTGTACAGTGCTAACCGGAGTGGTGTACAAAATCACAAACCGTTCATCCCCTTTTTCGTCTAGGTTGACGGGGTTAACAACAGCCGTCAAATTACTCAATTTGCGCACATTTTTCATATCATTCACCACAACTTGGTTACGGTCATTCGCATCTTGGAACGATTGTTGGATCCATTGCAGCGCGCGTTTTCGGGATTTTTGATTGGCGTACTTTACAAATTTTTGAAACAAGTCCAACTGCATGAACACGGTCGCTGCCGCATCCTTCATGTTTAACTTCCCGAACATTTTTTTGAACTGAAAATTGGTTTCATAAAATGCGTCCACGGTTTCCTTGGCGACATTCAACGATGTGGGGACGTACACCAAGTAATCGCATGATGTGGACTGGGTTTTCTTTTGTTCTTCGTCCAAGTCCACGACGTATTCGGAGTTGGAATTCGCGACAATCATTTTTTGGGTCAAGATGTGGATGTTTTTTGTTCCTTCTGTTTTCTTGTCATCTGCCTCTTTGCCTTTGTCGTCTGCATTTTTGCTCTTGTCATCTGCATTTCTGCTTTTGTCTTTGTCACCCGGATTGGTGGCCTTGGCCTTAGTATCATCGGCATTCGCCACAATGGAGTTGAACGTGACAACCACCGAATTATACGTTTCCATCTTCAAATTTGCCGAAAACCCAGAAGATGACTGTGCGTCATCGTCGTCCCCAAACAAATTCAAGTTCATGGTCCAAGTCCAGGGTCCAATGAATGAATAAATATTAAACTATGTTTATATTTTAATATTCGTAAATGTATCAAAACTTGGCAGATCGGAATGCAGTCAAGTAATGGCTGTACTTCATGTTTTCGCGCTGTTTTTTGGCGCGTTCCAGCACATCCATGGCGTCACTGATTTCCTTGTCGGTCACGATGTTGCCCGGACCGTGCCCGGCTTTGGACAAACCGCCAATTGCGGCGCCGCCGTTGCTGCTGGGACCTCCGCTAGAGCCGCCGCCGTTGCTGCCGGCACTCAAACCCATCGCCGCACCTTGGGCCATGACGCGGTATTTTTCGGGCATGATGCAGTACTGGCTGTTGGCGTTCAGGCCGTAATCCGCGAGGATCACAAACACGGCGGTCAGAATGAGCGCCATGACCAAATCGCGCGTGCCCATCCAGCACACCGAAAACACGAGCAGCTCCTTGCTCAATGCCGTCTTCAGAAAATTCTCGGTGGAGGGGTCCAGCTTCAGCTCAATGTAGCGCGCGCCAATGTTGAGCATGATCATGACCACGCCCGCAAAAAACAGGCTGTTGTTCAGCCGAAACGCCGCATAGTTAAACCACCCGGTGATAAAATGTAACGCGTCCATCTATAATTAACGAATTGCAAAATGATGATTACTATAATGCAATAAAATAATATTTGTGAAAATCTCTCAGAAAATTTGACGTTTAAGACGGTTCATTCCCGACTTCACAGCGGCAGCGCCGTTGGTTATCATGCGTCTGCCGTTGCGAATGTGGGGGCGCAGCGCTGGAGTGAATCCCTCTTTTGTTGCTGGGCTGGTGGTTGCATTGGTGGTCCAGTTGCATCCGGGGTCGCACATGTTGGCAATGGACACGTAATTGTTGGAATTCGCGGGATCGGGTTTGCACGAATTGGCTGCATTCATTGAAGACACGTTCATTTGCTTGATGGCCTCCAGCTTCAGTTGCACCTTATCGTCAAACAGCGCGGGGCTTAACATGTATTGCAACTCGGGCTTTTGATCAGCGCCTTGCCCAACCCCCTTCATGCAATATTTTTCTCTAAATTCCGCTGCCGTTGCGAATTGAATGGCAGACGACGGCATGATTGCAGACCCCAATAGGGGGTGATTGCCGTCTGTTGCATTTGTTGCATTTGTTGCCTCTGCCTTGGTCGTGAGCCCTTCTCTTTGTGGTTGTGGTTGTTGTTGCATGATGGAAATCGCGACGATCAAGGCAACAATGCCTGCAACGCGATGATACAGAGTGAGTGCAATGATGGCCGACACCATCACCACTTTGCCTAAAACATTGTCTCTCAAAAACAAAATGGGGGAAGCCCAAATCATGCACGCAAACAAAAAAGCAACCGCAACATACCCAAATTCGGGATCTACTTGTTGAAAAAACCGTTGCAACGAATACATTCCTTCTTCTTGTGATACATTAACGCCTTATTTTTTTTGGAACAATAAGATAAACAAATCCAAAATATTATCTGATCATTTTATTAGGATAGGAGAGAGATAATGTCTGGATATTTGCAATACTCTAATTATGGCGATGATGAACCACCCACGCCCGCACCTCAACCCAAACGGACATTAAGGACAAACCAACGAACGTTGCGATCAAGGCCACCGGCTGCGCGCCCGACAGCACAATCAGCGCAACAAAATAAACCAGCGCAACCAATGCAATCCACCCAACCAATGCAATCAGCCCAACCAATGAAACCTGCTCATGACAAGTACGTGCAAGAGCTCATTCAACAAATCCACAACGGCGAAGGAGACAGCGACAGTGAATCATCCGATTCCGACACCAATTATTTTAGTCAGACGCAACAATCGCAACAATCGCAACAATCGCAACAAATGCAACAACAGTTTCAAACACAACCCGTTGCAAATCGGAACCGGTTTGCCGCCGCAAACAGCTCGGATTTGAGCGCCAAATTGAACCCCGCACCCGCCACTGCAACAAACATGATGGCGAGGGAAGGCTTTTCTTTAGCCAATGCATTGTTTCAAGCTTCTTCCAATGAAATCGGTGCTGGCGAAAACAAGGACGTCCTGCTGCAAAAGCTGGACCACATTATCTCCCTACTGGAAGACCAACAGGATGCAAAAACCGGTCACGTGACCGAGGAATTGGTCCTGTATTGCTTTTTAGGCGTGTTCATCATATTCATCGTGGATTCGTTTGCCCGCGCCGGCAAATACGTGCGTTAGGAATGTTATGAACCCTGGCCACACACGCATTAATATATTGCATCGCAACAATGTATTAATAATGATGACTGATGACTCACATCTTTTTTTTGGTACAAAAACCATTATCGTTCAACATTTTTTCCAACATGCCAATATTTCCAGAAATCGCATTTGAAACAACCATGTCCGTTTGTTTTTCATGAACTCTTTCCCAAACACACACAAAATCAATCCATATATCTGATTTAGGCAATATATGAAATGTTTCAACTACCTTAACTGGAAATACCTCTTCATTTGAAAATTGAAAACTACTCCAATAAGACAATGCTTGTCCTGCGTCAGAGTAAAAACGGTAATTATCGCCTGGATAACAATGGTACGGACCATTGCTTGGGCAATTCACGTAAATAAATCCACCTAATTTTATGATTTTAGTCATCTCTTTGAATGTTATCCAAAAACAAGGGTCGTGTTCAAAACAAGATGTTGATACTATTAAATCTATGGACCCATTATCAAACGGTAACTTATCGCCCGGTTTGACCACAATGTCTACAGACGCGTCCTCCTCAATATCCACGCAAATGTATTTCATTCCCAACCCTTCAAAAAAATTTCTGAGTGTTCCATTCACATTTTTACCTCCGATATCAACCACAACTTTGTTTGCACCGCCATACAATTGTGCAAACAATTCTCCAGATTTAGATGCTGTATCGTGCATATTAAATATAAGCATACATATATAATTATTTATTTAATTATTTATTTAATTAATTATTCATAATTTCTCTCAAACGTCATGACACAAATTCGGACCGAAACGATCATGTGCATGCTCCTTGCTGCGGCCGTCATTTTGGCAGTTGCATACGCCTACAACGGTGAACACGCAATCATGGAGTCATTCCAAGCCAAACACAAAAACAAGGACAAAAATAACTTGATGTTCAATGGGTCGTATCCCACACCCCCTGTGGTCTGCTTAGCCGGAAACAGTAAAATTCCATGCACGGCGTTTAGCAGTGCATAACATTTGGCAGCGGATAGAATTTAATAAATTCAGCTCGGCATACACTCAGTTCGCGGGCTTGTAAAACAAGTAGAAGAATTGATTCTCTTTTTGTGCTTTGACAAGGTCAATTTGTCCAAGCATGTTGAATCCGACCCCCGCCGCCAGTTCAATGAACGTTTGCGGCGACGGCATTCGGAAGTCGCGCACGTGCTTGCGCGTCTTGCCCGTTTTGTCGTCCGTGAATACTTCGCGATACTGCACAAAATCGTTCGGGAAAATTTGCACATCGGACTTGTATTCAAAGTCGTTGAATTTTGTCACGGATTGCGCTTTGCCCCGGGTGACAGAGGTGGGCTCGCCCAGCAGCAGGCCAGCGGCATTGAACCGGCGCGGGTCCACCAAATGCAGCACAAAGTAGCCGCCTGGTTTCAGCCATGCGTACACATTGGAGAACAGCTGCTGCGTGTTGGGGATGAAGTACACCTCAAAATTCATCATGGACACCAGCGTGAAGCTCTCCGGCTTGAACGACGACACCACCGTGGGGTCGCCTTTCACAATGTTCAAGTTCAGCCCGGAATACGTTTTTTTGGCTTGCGCTATCATGGCGGCCGACGATTCAATGCCGGTCACATCGGTTATGCCGTTCTGGATGAAGGCGTTCATGTAGGCGCCCGTCCCCGCACCCACGTCCAGCGCAACCGTTTGATTGGAAATGTCCGGGAATTTGTTGATGATTGCGCCCACCTCGTAGGCGTTGTTCACTTTTTGGTTGAACAGCTGGTCGCGCACGGCCGCATAAAATGCGTCCTTCACGTCGTCCCCGGTTTTCACGATGACGGCGCTGCTTTCACTGCTGCCGCTGCTTTGCACGAACGACTCAATGAACGATCCCGAATATGCGCGAGGCCGAGCCCCCAGCTTTAGCCGTCGCAGCTTATTCAAGGCGGACACCAGCAACAAGAGCGCAACTGCCACCAGCAGCGCGCCAAACCACGCATTTCTTTCAATAGATTTGCAAAACGCATTGAATGCGGTGCTGATTGTGTTCATAGTGCAATGCAATGTTGTAATGTAAAGGTTGTATGTAATGTTGTAATAAAGTATATGTTATATTGTTATTTTTTTTAAATAATAACATAATAATTGGCACATTGATACATTGATCCCATTCATCCGATCCACGTTTGGTGCATGAACGACAACGAAATCAACGACATTCGCACGGAGTCCGAATTCAAGGGCATGACCTTTTCAAAATACAAGAAGCCCGATGCGCGCAAAGAATTATTGAATTGCCTAAAAAATGGCAAAATAGAAGAAGCGTGTTACTGGACCGCCGAATTCGTGTGCGCAGGACACTACCAAGAGTTGTGGGACATCATCCTCACTTGTTTCGGCAAGCACATCCACTTGGCCAATCCCAAACTGTGCATGTACTTGGAGATGCGGTATGACGCGTTCAAGGAGCTCGTGGCCAACGGCTACATTGGAAACGAGCTGCGCATGCGCAACAACCCGCGCATTCGCACGCTGTTTGCCGAAATCGCGTGCGTTTTGTGCAACTCCAAGAAGAAATACAGCTTGGAAGGCATCAAGGTTAAGAAGGCCGACTTTGACAGCACCGCCATGACCGACAAGCTGAAAGCACCCAACGTGTCATACGTTAGTCCCGTGTTTCTGCCCGGCGACCCCAAAGAGCTCTACATTGCCATCAACGAATTCGCGTTTCATATCTCTAAAGAGTCCAAAAACAGTTTACAGGCGTCGTACTGGCTGGAATGGGTCATGGAATTTGAGCAAATTTGCCGCAAGAAGAAGCAGAAGTGCATGTGCGAACGCCGCAGCGCCATGCCGGTGGACGCCAAATTTCAAATGGACCCCATTTGGATCATGTGGGAGCTCATCCTGGGCCAAGCGCGCGATGCCGCGCAGCCGTTCATGCCGAAACTCATGCAAAGCCTGCTTAAACTGTATTGCCTGCGATACACCGACGGGGTGAAAAAAAAACGGCGGTACTTGATTTACTTTGCGATTTGCTTGCTGACGGAGCCGTTCGTCATGGCGCCGGAAATGGTGTCCAACAAGGAGACCATTGAGACCGTGGTGAAAAAAATAGACACGGTGTACAAACAAGTGAAAAAAAACGAGATTGCACCCAAAACGGATTATTTGACGGGGTCCGCAGGTGCTAAATCGGATTTAGATAAAACCATTGAAAAAATGGACAAACTGAATTCAATGAACACGATCATTCGGTTGACTTGAATTGGTCGTCGTCATTGACGAAGGTGGCGACACACACGGAGTCACCAAAGTGGGAGGGGTTTTTGATGCGAGCTCAAATATTCGTGCATATGAGTGCATTTTGTATGGTTATCTAATGTATATATTTTTATCTTCTTTAAATATATTGAATTTGGAAATTTGGATTTTGGTTTTTTAACAATGAATGTTGAACCCGCACCCGCACTTGCCCCTGCCTCTGCCCCGTCATTCACCACTGCATTTGACGAAGCACCATCCTCGTCTTCAAGCACAACCTCGTTCTTGCTGCGCGCGCTGCTGGTCGTCGTGCTTTTAGGGCTCATCGGATTCAACGTGTTTAGCTATTTTGATGAAATCATTGCATGGTTGAGCGAAACATTTGGAGCACCGTTTCGTGCTGTGGCTCGGTTTTTAGGCTACGCCGCTGCAGACACGGCGAAAACCACGGTGGATGTGACCGCACAAGGCACCAAATCGGCAGTGGACATTGCTGCAGGCGCCGCGACCAGTGGAATCAATGTGCTGCAACAAACAATTGAAAGCCAAGGGAGCCAAGGGAGCCAAGGCAGCCAAGGCAGACAAGGGAGCCAAGGCAGCCAAGACGACTCACTGGAACGCGCGCTGTCGCATGCGAAAAAACAACCACCGCAGCCGGATGATGCAACCAGCCGCACCCAACGCACGCGAAAAGCAGGGTACTGTTACATTGGAGAGGACCGAGGATTTAGAAGCTGCATCCGTGTGGGCGAGCAAGACACTTGCATGTCAGGAGACATTTTTCCAACGCAAGCGGTGTGCATTAATCCTCGCTTGCGTCAATGAATAAAATGATTATTATTTACAATTTAAAAATACATAAATAATAATTTATAGTTATAGTTTATAACCTTCCAACTACACATTCACAATGTCCGACACGGAAGCCAAAGAATTGCTGTACGCTTATTTAAGCACAGTTGAGTATAAACTCCCTCATATGAAGTTTGACAAGGAACAGTATGAGCGCGACGTTGAGGCAGGACTCATCCCTCTTTCCAGAAACACAAATAATCATCCATATTTTCCAGAGGAACTCAAGGCAGCGCACAATGCGGCAACCCTGAATGTTTTGCCTGCAGCAGGTAAAAAACGAGTCGTGATTGCAACCACCATTGCGCACAATTGGCCAGCGGCTTATATTCAAAGATGTTTTGCCGCTTTTTGCGAAACGTATGACCTTTGGCAGACTACAACCCCAGCAAGAACAACAAGACCAACAATTGAAGTCATCAATCTAGCTTCATACGCTCCTGGTGGTCATGGAAATCCTCCCCTTTCCACAAATCCTAATGTCAATCAAACCATGATTGATGCACTTGACACCCAAATCAATGGCACTACCAATGGTGTAGCAAATGGAGCAGCGGTTGCACACATCACCACTAGAGCCGGTTTGCTCGCAATTCCTGAATTGGATGAATCAACCCATACTGATGATAAATATACATGGTTGAGCGAATTGTTACTTAATTTCTGGGCGATTGCCATGAATCCAAATGCTCATTTCCGCGTTGTCTGCGGTGCTAGCGCCACTGGATTTGACCTTAATAATGCAGTCGTTTATGCTTCAACTGATTCCAACTTTGTCAATAACCCGTACGGAACCACTGATTATGTCAACATGTCATGGGGTGATGGAGAGTCTGGATATGATCGTCCTTCTCTGGATGATGAATTTTTCATTAATCCCAGAATCTGTTATTTTGGAGCAGCCGGAAACTATCGTTGGGCCGGATATCCAACAACTTCATCCAACGTTATGTCCGTTGGTGGTGCAAGCATCTTTTACAATCCAGCATTGGCAATCGGTGCCGCTAATAATAACCCAAATGTTACATTGTGGGTTGGCCCCAATGGTGCTGGAGGAGGAACTGGATTTTCACACTCAATTAGTGGTCCCTTTTACGCAAGACCTCCTCATCAATTCACCAGTGTGACTGGAGTGTCCGATTTCAATAATGGCCGACGTGTCTGTCCAGACATATGTTCGCTCGCAGATCCTGTCACTGGATTGACGATCATAACTGCAAATAATACTGGAACAGTAAAAATCGCAAAAGTCATCAACGGAGGAACGTCTCTTGCAACGTCATTGATGTGCGGGTTGTTTTCACACTTGAGCCAGCGACGCATTAACGAAGGGTTGGTTCCATTCACCACTAGGCTGAATGACATTGGAGCCCCCCTTTACAGTTTATCTGGTTCCACTAACCTGCAAAAGTTGCTTTATGACAGCTTTAGAAATAATGCAGTCAATACCTTGTTTCATGACATAACCGTTGGAAATAGCCTTCTTCCAACTGGTACACAGTACGGTCCCAACAGCGGACGAACCTTTACGGCTGGAACTGGTTACGACATTGCAACCGGTTTGGGTTTTGCAAGAATGCTTGCAATTGAAAATGCGTTGTTTAGCACTGGCTCTGGCTCTGGCTCTGGCTCTGGCTCTGGCTCTGGCTCTGGCTCTGGCGCTGGCGCTGGCTCTGTTGGCGCTGGCGCTGGCACCATTGGTTCTTCAACAATCACACCTAGCAATGTGGCTGGACAGCGTCCAAGGATTGTTTTCAACATCAATGTATAATCGTCAATGTAATAACACTGAATGAATGCATGTGCAACAAACGTCGCATATTCATTTTACAATTCATTTGAATTTGCATTTTGCAATTTTGCAATTCAAGCACAAAATTCCGTGTAGGTTAAATTCAACAACGGACACAGCTCCTTCGGATCAAACTCAAATTCAACCGCAGGGGAACACAGTTCTTGCTCAATGAAATTGATGATGGGACACACTTTGTGAATGTCTTTTGTGTTTGTTTGATTCATTTGGTGCACTGGATGCACCGAACTCTTATTCGCATTCGCATTCGCATAATACTCGTTATGCAACACACGAACTGACAATGCGTCGTTGCTCATGGCAGCATGCGGCGGCGCATCATGAGTGGAACAAAACGACGCGTTGTATTTTTGTAACAGGGTGCACAATGGTTTCACAGGAGAAGACGCATCGCTGCACAGCTCGTGCTCAAGAATGTCAATGAGCGGGCACAAGTCGCTGGGATTCAAATGAGGCTGTGACGGGAAAATGAGAGCCGCATTGGACAACAGCAACAACGAAAGGAACGGCATGAGGCGAGAGATATTCATGGTATACGTGGGTTATTTGGAATGTGTTTATATACATTCTAAATACTATATTTTCATAAATCTGCACCACCACCAACACACGGAGATGTGATATACTTATTTATTTATTTATTATTAAATGGGTTCAATGGTTTGAACAGTTTTTCCAAAAAAGAATACACTTGGTGAAGGTGATGTTATACCTAGAGCAGTTGCTGTTGTTGTTGATATTGTAACAATTGTCAATCCGGAATTTAAGAACGAGTCGTTACCAATACTTGTAACTGAATTTGGAATTGTAACAGACGTCAATGCGGAACAATGTTGAAATGCAGCTATTGCAATACTTGTAACTGAATTTGGAATTGTAACAGACGTCAACGATACACACCCACTGAACGCAAAATCACCAATACTTGTAACTAAATTGGGAATTGTAATGGACGTCAATGCTTCACATGCTTGGAATGCAGCTATTCCAATGCTTGTAACTGAATTAGGAATTGTAAATGATGTTAAACTTGTACATTGTTGAAACGCACTCTGTGGAATGATTGGAATTGAATTGAAAATTATAACAGACGTCAAATTAGGACAATAATTAAACACATCTCTACCAATACTTGTAACTGAATTTGGAATTGTAACAGACGTCAATGCGGAACAATTTTGAAATGCAGCCATTCCAAGGCTTGTAACTGAATTTGGAATTGTAACAGACGTCAAATTGGTGCAATTATTGAACGCAAAATCACCAACACTTGTAACTAAATCGCCAATTGTAAGTTGAGTTAATTGATTTGGATTGGGGACAACAGTTGGGTATGAAGGGATATAAGTTGCACTAGATGTGTAAGAATAATTGGGAAAATTTGTGTCTAAAGTAAAAGTAAATGCACCCCAACTAAAAGGATTGGGCTGAGATGTATTATACTGAAGAATTGTTAGTGGCGTGGGTGCATTCAGATATTTGAAGTAAGTGGTGTTAGTGTAATTATTAACGGCATTCATGTAGAATTGTCCATTTCTGTAAAATAAACCTTGACCATTCGCATTCGTTGAAGAAGTGTCCCCATTATTCGCTGGATTGGAATTTACAGTGTACCATGTTGTTAAATTAGAACTGAACCAATAACTAGTAATTGAAGTGGTATTAGATGGATTAAACAGTCCTACCATATCCACCATTGTTGGAGTTGACGACACTTGGATATTCCCACTTGCCAATCCGTTAAACCCACCCACATAAGTGGGTGAAAGACCCTGCAAATTCATTGGCGTGGTTACGCCAGTTGCTGCATCCACCGAATACACAAACGCACCACTCGTTGCAGTCGTTCCACCATATATCAGTTGTTTCGAAGAAGTTGTTGCACTTATGCTTATTCCACGCACCACAGAAGTCGCACTCAGCAAGGGAGTCAGTGTGACTGCAAGCGACCCATTACTATTATACATGACATAACCATTTGCAGTTGTTGTAACTCCGCCAAATGTTGATTGTGTGAAATTTCCCACAAAAACCACATTTGCCAGTGTTGGACCCCATGCCCCACTTTGGACCAGGGTTTGATAAACCTCTCCATTTGTTTCGTAAAAATTCTGCCAAGTTGCATTGTCTGTGCTAGTGGAAACAGATAACTCTGCAACCACCGTGTTGCTCAGTTGATTTGCAAAACTCTTTGTTCCGTCAGTGTATATGTAAGTGTCAAAACGACCAACAATGTAAACCCTGCGCGTGTTATTTATCGTGCTTGAAACCGCAACTGCATCGTTTACAATGGCAGTGGTTGTCGTAGTTGACGCAACACCTGCAGCATACGGCGGTCCCACAAGTGACTGCATTGAAACCAATGACACGGTGCTTGAATTTACCCTTAGTTGTGCAATGCACCCACACACAACCGGCGTTCCAACCAATGCCGTGCCATTAAACTCTTGCGCAGTGTCGAACGAACCAAACGCGTACATGTATGCATAGTTACTCAATGATGTTGGCGCATAAGTAAATCCTCTCACTTTTGCAATGTTGCTGCCATTGCTCCACCAAACAGCCCACATTGTGCCAGTTACACTTGTTTTGATTACACAATATGATGCTGGCAACCCAGTCACTGGGGTTGTTCCGTAATAACTCGTCCAGTCGCTTCCATTTAAATTGAAATACGCAATTGACGTCAATGGATTCGGAAATGCAATTGTATTTGTGTCTATCCATTGATAATTGAAGTTTGGTGTGGGCGTGGGTGTCGGTGTGGGTGTGGGCGTAGGTGTGGGCGTGGGCGTGGGTGTCGGAGTGGGCGTGGGCGTGGGTGTCGGAGTGGGTGTGGGCGTAGGCGTAGGAGTAGGCGTAGGTGTGGGCGTAGGTGTGGGCGTCGGTGGCGGCGGAGGCACGGGCACAGGTTCTGGAGGCAGTATGGGCAATCCAAACGGATATTTTCCTCCCGATGCCGGCGTAACCTGCATTTTGTAATTGTACAATGGCACGCTCTCGTCTAGGCACAATGGAATGACTGGTCCAGGCACATCACTATCACTTGTCAATGAACAAATCACATTTGGCTGATTGCATTGCAGTGCCACTGTTACGCCTTCGTTTTTAATTTCGGGTAAATTGTTCACATTGGGATTCGTGTAGGTTTGTGTTTGCGTGGCCCACAACTTTTTGCGGGTCAGCGCATTGCGCGCCGCCATGGAATAGAGTTCAGCTTGAGACAGCCGCGCGCTGTTGCCCTTGTATTTAAGAATTTCCGCTTTGCGCCGCTGATCCAATGCATATGTGCTGTACACTATACCATTGTCGGCAGCGCACACGGCATATCCGTTGTTGCTCGCGCAATTGGGACAGTTGTTTCCACCCGCGCGAGACCATGGCGGTGGAGGAGGCACGTATCCTTTTATGCCACATTTATTGTATTGCACTTGAGTTGCGGTAAACGGAGTTGTTTGAAAAATATTAGAAGGAGCACCGTACCCGACTGCATTTTTTGCAGTAACACGAAAGTCGTACAAGAAACTTCCGGCCAATCCGTCAACAACTTGGGTTGTTGCAATGGATGGTGGCGCGCGAGGAAATGCGGTCCATACAGAGTACATGTTCAATTTGTACTCTATCAAATAATCCACAATCGGAGAACCGCCGTCATTTGTTGGTGCTCTCCATGTTAGAGCCACTTGCGATGTTCCAGGAACACCGGTCAAATTTGTGGGCGCACCTGGCGCCGTGTCTGTTGAAGAAGTTTTATAACTGTATGCTCCGGTGCCAGCTGCACTAACCGCAGCAACTCCGAAATCATATAGCGTTCCATTCAATAGTCCAGTGACCATGCAATTTATTGGTCCAGACGATGGCGGTATATGAGCCGGCACTGTGGTTGCAGGTGTCCATTGTGACGTTCCATTGACCCGATACTGCACTGCATATGACAAGATCGGACTGCCTCCGTCACCCGATGGCGTGGTCCATGTCAAAGACACCGAGAGAAACTCAGGTTCGGCAGTCAACCCAATGGGTGCACTTGGTGTTCCATAGGTGGATGCTGTAATGACGGAATATGGTCCATGGTGAACCGCGTTTACAGCCGCGACTCTGAAATCATACGAAGTCCCATTTATCAGTCCAGATACAACATGTGAAGGTGAAATAGAGAGAGATGCTGGCACTGAAATGGGCGGATTCCATGATCCAGGCGTTGGTCCACTTTGACGATATTCCACCCGATATGATGTTATTGGAATGCCACCATTATATGATGGTAGGTTCCATGTCAGAGTCACACGTTGCAGTCCGGATTGGGCAGCAAGACTCATCGGTGCACTAGGAACTCCGTATGTGGAAGCCGTTACAATTCCACTGTATGGTCCGGTTCTAACTGCGTTAATCGCTGCAACTTTGAAATCATACATGGTTTCATCTATCAATCCACTAACAATGCAATGCGCTGTTTTGTCTGAAACCGGTATGGGTGGAGTTGGAATCCATGGACTGGATGGACTCGTTCCAAAAGGTCGGTATTGCACAATATAAGATGTAATTTGATTGCCTACTTCAATAAACGACGGAAGGTCCCACGTCAGTGATACACTTTTTATGCCTGACTTGGCATCAAGGTTAGTTGGTGCATCCGGCCCTGCAAATGTCGTGGTTGTTGCGACTCCGCTGTAAGGACCTTGCCCAACTATGTTTAGCGCTGCAACTCTAAAGTCATATGTTGAACCATCCTGCAATGTGGTTATAACATAAGAAGGGGTTGATGATGATGTTGGAATGGGAGGAGTTGGTATCCAGTCGGCTGGTGGAGTTGTTCCATTCACTCTGTATTCTATCACATAGGACGTTATTGCGGTGCCTCCATCATTCGTTGGAGCATTCCATCTCAAAGACACGCTTTGCAATCCCGGGGTTGCCACCAAGTTGGTGGGTGCATGCGGCCTGGTAAATATGGTTGCCGTCACGATTTCACTGGATGAGCCTTGTCCAACCACGTTATTGGCCAAAACCCGGAAATCATATGTAGGACCGCCGGTCAAATTGTTTACAATGCAAGATGGAGTTGAACCTGACACCGAAACACTTGTCCATGAATTTTGTCCATTTACACTGTATTGCACCGTATAGGACGTTATTTGGGTGCCTCCATTATTCGTTGGCGCATTCCATGTTAGGGACATGCTTTGCAATCCCGGGGTTGTCCTCAAGTTGGTGGGTGCATCCGGAATGGTGGCAGAAAATCCATTTATAGTTGACGAAAATGGACCCGAAGTGGGTCCTCCATTATTGCAGTATCCATTCACTGCTGCCACTTGAAAATAATACGTAGTTCCATTAGTTATTCCATTAGCGTTTCTAGTCAATGTATAAGTTGGGGAAGATGATGATGTGTTCACCTGAATCCAAGGTGCATATCCGGTTGTGTTGTATTGAACAATGTAGCTTGTTATGTTGCCTAAACTTCCACCTCCATTGTCACTTGGCGCACTCCATGTAAGCGTGATTTGGTTGTTTTGAACACCGGATGTAGATAAATTCGTTGGCTGGTTGCATGGTAGAACAGTGAAAATGTATCCCAGTTGCAATCCACCTGGGTTGGCAGGTGAACCAACGCCTGGATTGAATTGCGATGGCAATGTGTATGTATTTCTGGAACTAGTGCCATTAGTGTATGTCAGTACACTGTAATACAAAATATACAGTGGTGTTCCAATCGTTGCATTTGTCGCGCCACTTGAAATCAAACTGTTTGGCGTTATTATTGTTGTATGCGTGCCTGGAGGATATGGTATATTTGAACCCGGCACTTTGTTCGTGGAATTGTAAAAAAATATGACCGAATTATATCCTAGATCCGAATAATTCTGGTTATATGGGGAAACTGTAGAATAAGTGGCGATTGAAACAGTAGCAGCACTTACACCACCACTACCAAAACCAACAATTGCAGGTGTATTTCCATCTGAATCAGTATAAGCGCTAGAATTGTACGGCATTGTTGGGTTTGGTGGAATTGAACTATTTGTGTCTGATGGAATACTCATTTTGATTGATTTATGTAATTTGGTTTAATAACTCGGTATTGTTATGTATCATATAATGTGTCATGTTCTTTTCTTTTTCAAATTCATTTTCAATCGTTTTCAAAACAATCGCAGCAAATGTGGCAATGCTTGATCGCACCGTGGTTGTGTACGAATAGAGTTCCCCGCCTGAGAGACGGCTGCAATACACCTTGTGCACTTATTATAAAATGCAAATTAGTTGGCATGACATTTCATTGCGTTGTAACGGGTCTTCAAAAAAGTTTTCCATTCATCCACGCTTTCCTTATCATTGATGATTTTATGAACATTGTCCAGAATGCATTGTTCATGTTTTTTTCTCTCGTCGCGATTCTTCCCATACTTTACAGCCTTTGAAACATACTCCTTCTCAGATGCACATGTGAATTCGGTGATTCCCATTTTATTGTACAGCCCCTGCGTGAATTTGCCGCTAATGCGGTTTCCTGGGCAAGTGATGCACACCTTCCCCAACAAAAACGATTCAATAATTGAATTCAATCCTCCAAATGGAAAATAATCCAAAATCAAATCACAGCTTTTCACATTTGCAACATACTGCATGAATGGTGCTTGATATATGAAATGCACTCGCTTCATGTGCACCACCTTTGTTTTTATGTAATTCGTAAACATGACATCATCATCATCCCCTTTATTTGTGGACAGCAGAACAATCACGCCATTTTCATCCGCCTTTAATATTTCATTCAGCATGTGAGCAAAGGAGGGATGCATTTTGATGTAGATTTGAATGCATCCGTATATATTTGGATGTGCAACCCCCGTTTTTTCAATTACGTTCTGACGAAATGCGTCCAGATCAGTGTCTTTGTGTTCTAACTGAAGCTCCTCTTTGAACCGAGCAAATATGTCATAGTAATATGTTCCAAGCGAATCAAACAAAACCAATTTTTCGCTGTAATGTTCTTGGTCTTCTTCCGAGTTGAAGAATTTGGATGACACAAAATAGTCAATATTGGGTAACCCCGACGTGTCCGAATGCCCCCAAGTGCTAATTTGAACGGGCGCAAGCCGCGAAAATGCAATAAACCTGGTTTGTTGGCACATGCCAATTTCCGGATACACAATGATGTCAAAGTTTTGATCTGCAATCTGTTTTCTGTTTGCAACCAAATCGTTTTCTTCCATTGTTACAATCAAGTTTTGCAGCGCGGATGGATTGGCGTCGGCCATTATTTTATCATAAAACGCGTGTGTGCTTTTCTTACGAGTCATTATTTTTACATCAAACTCGGGATCATCGCACAAATGTTTGATAATTCCCAAGCGATCCTTTGCAACCGAGTGAAATGTGATAATGAAATCAGACACAAACCCTACCTTTATTTTCGTAGAGACATTGTCGTCCACTGGACGAACCCTCACTGCATTCAACACTAAATCCGGGCACAATCCGGTTTGCAGTTTTGCAATGTTTTTAAACAGCTCAGCATTGCTCATGTCATGATAAGCATATGGATAAGCGTTGTTGCGATTGGTAAATGTGTTCAACACATGTATGTTTTCATAAATGGGGCCAGTGTTCGCAATCATGTATTTTATCATTTTTTCGTAGTATTTGCGGTGTTTCATGATCTGCGACTTGCTTTCAAAAAGATAATAACAGTGTGTAACGAGCTGAGTTAATATGGTGCACAACCCAATGGAGGTGCACGTTTTGAACGCACTAACGAAATCATCAAATGTTTCAATGTCGAACGATTTCTTATTTGTCAGTTTTCCATAAAAGTCATTTATTTTTTTTAAATTGGACCGATGTTGACAAGCCTCAGTTCCAAGTAAAACCAGGATGCTGACCGATTCATCATGCGTGACGGATGAAGAAGACATGGAATGCAATGGAATGCAACTCATACTGTAATGCATTTAAATCAATTCATTGGATCATTCATTGTTTCAATTGTTTACGTTTACTGGAATTATGTTATAATTAACTCATATTAATAATAACAAAATGAAACAAAAATAACCCAAATGTCGGCCTAATAGTTGGCGGCATTCCACTGGTTGTAGAACCATCGCATAGACAAGTAGTCCATTACGTCGGGGGCTCCCCCCGATGAGCCAATGACCTTCATGTTGGGACCTGCACTGATGATGTTGGAGATGGCACGGGTTCCAAGCGCAGAGTTGTAGTACCGAAGCGACGAGAGGTTGCCGTTAAATCCGCCGTTGATTGCCACATTCACGTTGCCGTAATTCTGAAACGGCACGGAATCCAGCTGCAACCGCTGGGCCAAATCGCCGTTAATGAACACATCCATTATGGTGTTCTCTGCTCGGATGACGACATTGAACCACTTGTTGATGGGAATGTTGCCCACGTCCACCGAAGCGGACGGGTTATTGAATGTGCTCATGACCACACGAATGCCCGAATAATTGTTATTGAAATACAGACCCGGGCCATTGTTCGGGGCCATGACGCCATCCTTCCCTGCATTTGCGCTGCCCTTGTTGAACACGTGGTGATACACTCCGTCGGTTTCATTGCTTGGATCATTTTGCTTGACGTACAGCCAAACCGACCACGTGAATGCAATTCCCGCAGCATCATTGGAGGACCGCAGGATGGTGATGGCATTGGGTTGTGACGGATCCTGCGGAATAATCAAATTTCCCGCATTGCCGTCCATGAGTCCGTCCACCAAGTAGGGGCTAGAGTTGGGTGAAAATAGCCATCCTATGAGGGTGATGCACACCCTCAACACGTAGACAAAAATGATCACCGTCAAAATAAGAAATGCGGCCTTGGCCACGTAGCTGTTGGAATCCAGAAACGATTTGGACCCGCTGACAATGTTGGCGGAGTTGAATTCGCTGAGTGCGGGAAGGGCCATGGGTTGGCCTTGCCCCCCTCCGCCCAACCCATCGCCAGGATTCATGGGATTCATGATGGTTGTTGGCTAAAAGGTCTTTAAGCAATCTCTCTTATTATCTTATGATAATACTTTATTTTTGCGCATCGTCATTCCATTCCTCGCACACACTCAAAATGATCAAATTGAAATTTGACCCACTGTTTGATTGTTATTTGTGATACTGAAGTTGAGTTTGTAGGAATGCAGAAACCCAAACATGCCGGCCCCGCTGTACCCGTCACCGTAAATGCTCCACGCTTCTTCCGGCGTGAAATAATTGTTTTTGAACACCACGTTGGAAATGTAGCCAACCAAATCCCCGCCGTCTGTGACAACACACTTGCTTTTATCGTCAAGCTTGCCACCGACATATAGCTCGTCGCTCGTTTGCAAAGCTGCAGGGGTCACCGTCAGTATGCACGTTCGCACTAGCTTGCCGTCCAAATACAGATCCACCGTGTTGCCATAAATGCTCATGGTGACGTTGAACCATTTTTGCAGTTTCACGTTTGGTATGGTGCACGCATTGTTCCCGTTCATCAATAAAATCAAATTGTTTTGATCATTGTCCAAGTACAGGTTGAACAACGTGCTGTTGGCGGTTGAACAGCGCGTCAATATGTTTTTCCCCAAAGTAGTAGTAGAATCCTTGAAACTGTTTTGCCAGGCGTCAATGTAGACCCACACCGAATACCCGTAATTCTGGCTTGTTCCGAAATTGGTGGCGGGTACATTGACTACCCTAGTCCCGTCTGAGAATCCCGACACCGTTGCCGTGGGTTTGGTCATGAGCTTGTACACTGCATAAGCCAAAACAATGATGAGGACAAACACAAAAATGGTCAAGATATTCATTCCAAAAAAATGTATATATGTGCTATATATATTTTTCGTTATATTATTATTTATTTGGCGGCAGACCAGCCAAAATGTTAAAACATGTCCACAAACACGTTGGCCACCGCTTTCATGATGTTTGCCACCGTTCCGTCGGTGCTAAATAATGCACCCAGCAGCGCACCAATCAACCCGAATGCGACCGCCCCCATAAGCGCACCCTTTGCGGATTCCGCCGTGTTGGCATTGTTAAACAACCACCCGAACAATAACCCAAACACGGCGCCGACCCAACCACCCGTCACTGACCCGCCTTGACTGAAGGTCAACAAGCCACCGTCGGATTGGGGTTGGGGGGCATCAAGGTTGCTCGCACCCACCACCGGTGGATTCAATGTGCGGTTTGTGCTGTAAAACCACGCAATCTCCGCTTTCGTAAAGGGTTCGCGGTTCAACACCATGTTGCAAATCTCTCCCTGAATTCCGGTTGCATCCTTACCTTGTTCTTGGCCTTGACCAATCACCACCGTCTGAATGATTTGCGTGGACTTTGTGATTTCGGGCACGTGTGTTCCGGTGTAAATCAACCGGCCGTTCATGAAAATGTCGATTGCGCCCTTGTCCGAATTGATGACGAGGTTGTTCCACCGTTGCAACGGGATGTCGGTGATCGGTGGGATGGTGGTTTCACTCGTCATTTTCACGCCCGCAATGGACACGTTCAGCGCATTGGTGCTGGGTGCGTAAGTCACGCTGGGGCCGAGATCCCCCCCAAAGTTGAACACGTTGATGCTCTGATTAGCATATTCGGCATTCATGTTTGGCGGTTGCGGGTCAATGTAAAACCACGCCGAAACGCCGTACCTGTAATTGGCCAGCTGCACTTCCACGGGGGTGACCGATGCCGGTTGTGTGGTGGGGGCTGGAGTGACGAGTGGCTGAAGTGGAACCGAACTAGTTATGTCTTCCACCACGCCTTTTCGGTTCACAAATTGGATGGTGTGATTTGCTACTTGGGTTTCGGTGGCCATGGAAACGGGTGCCGACAGAATTTGAATCCCGGTGTGGTTGATTGCGCGCGTTACAAGCGCGGGCAGAAAATGCCCGGCCAAAATGAATACCGCTTGCAGTGCCAGCAAAATGAGCCACGGGCGCATGGGCATGTTGTACTGCTCCTTCAACATTTCCACGCCGTCTATCAGCAAACACGGCAGGTAAAACAGCGCGTTGGCAATGAGTTTCAGCACGTTGATCACCCAGTTGGAGTCTTCGCTCAACTGGAACATGGAATCTCCCATTTTACGCGAGGTTGAAAACACGGTGCGCCCTATGGAAATGACAATCGCAATGGCACCAATGTAAATGAGCGCAGTGATGCCGTACTGCAACAGGTTGGCCATGGTGGTCAACCGACTGTGCGAAGTGAGGAAAAAGAAGAGCAGCCCCATGATGCACGCGGCCACTGCAATGAGCAACAGCGGTCGCATGATGAATTGCAGGTAACCTTCCGATTGGTCTGACTGTCCGGATTGGTCTGACTGTGCTGACTGTGCTGACTGCTGTGCTCCTGTGGACTTGGATCCTGCCATGTAAACCCCAAACATGATCAGCGATGCTATAAACATGGTGAACAGCGCGATCACCGTTCCGCGCTGGCCTTCTATGAACGCCGTCAAGTCAAATGAGGACCGATAAAGCAGCAACCCCAGCGCAGCAAATGCAATGAACGCGCCAATGATTGCAACCGGACGCTCCATGAACATTTTAAGTATCCAATAAAATGGGAATATGATCATTTGAATAAACGTTAACAGATTGAAGTTGCTTTCAATGCTTGGAATTGTATCGGTCTTGCCATTTAATGCATTATTGATCCGCGTGTGAAACGAAAACAACTTGATGACCCAATTCAGTAAATTTAATCCCATGCTCATAAACACCGCGTAAACCAATGCATTCACATACGGGGTTTGTTTATTTGGGTCGTACCCATTGAAGGGCATGTTTGCATTCCAAAAACACGAGGCAAACGAGGACCCCACGCACAGCACCAGCTGGTTCTTGAACTTGTACACGCTGATCATGAGGTATGCCACATAACACAGCAGCGCAAACATCAAAACCCGCTTGGCGATATCTGTCAGGTCACTGTTTTCCACGTATTTGAGATAGGATGATAGCGGAAACGTGTTGAAAACATATTTGAGCGAATCAAACACGGTGGTTTTAAAATCCGTCAAGGGCTCCATGTTGAACTTCACCTTGAACCAATCGTACAACAGAATTGCAATGGCGATGCCGATGGAGGCGCATGCCACCACTTGAAACCAATACGTGGCGCCCGTTTTGACAAGGTAATACATCATCATGAGAGGAAACCATAAATTCATAATGAACCGCAAACATGCTTGCATAAAATCATAAGCCCCATTGCGAAAATCACCAATGCTTCTCGTTGCTGCATACTTATAACCACCATAACTGAGTGCCCCCAGAACGGCAATCCCTAAGAATGAAAAATTCAACTTATATATTATGTCGTATTTGAATCCATCGGCTGATGTTGTGTGCACCGATGTCCAAAATCCAAAATACGCCAGTGTAAGGAACATTCCAATGACCAACAATGCGCTCCCGACAAACTTCGCAATGGACCAAGGCAATACGTTTGGATCAAACGGTGCGTAAGTGAATGATCTAGTAAACAGTTTTGCCAAAACCGTGTACAACCACACGAATGGCAGCAGCGTGATGACCCGATTGCCCGTGTTTGTCGTGGGGGTCCCAGTCGCCGGGTCGGTTTCGGTCGCATCGGTTTTGTTTGTGTCATCCACCTCTCGGTTAACAAACACGTAAGCATACACAATTGCACCGATTGCAGCCAGCCACAAGTAATACCCCGGCTCTTTTAAAAAATTTAAAAATGAAAATGAGCCCGGAGGTCCTTCGGGGGGTGCTGGTGATTGCATTTTCCACAAATTGCAAATTCACAAATGACACTAATTATACATTGCATATATTTAAAATACATGCAAAATTGCTAAAATGTCAAAATGTCAAAATGTCAAAATGTCAAAATGTTTCCATGGCGGTTTTTTTGCCGTGGCAGTCGCGGCACAGCGCCACCAAGTTGTCCACGTTGTTAGATCCGCCGTGTTCCAGTCGCACGATGTGGTCCACTTCGTACCACGCCGGCAACTGGCGGTCACAGTGCCCGCACTTCCACGACTGCTGCGCTGCAACAAACTTCTTCTTGGTTTCGCTCACGCTGCGCTTGGTGGCGTTGTTGCGCCCGGACGCCATAATGCGCGCCTCCATTTGCGCTTCCTTGGGTCCGTGCCGTGCTACATTTGGTGCGCCTCCCTCTTGAAAGAGGGACTTTTGATTTGCAAAGTCAAGAAAGGGCGACAGCATGTCGGCGGATGACCGGCTGATCGGCATGTAACGAATGATGTCGTTGGCATGCGACATCATGGATTGCGACTGCCCCGGGTTTTTCTTCAGGAAGATGTAGAGAGATAATCCCACAAATGCAAAGGTGGACATCTTGATTTCTTTTTGCCACGAATGAAACACCTTCAGGTATTTGCCGTCATAGTACGTGTTGAAAATGAGAAATGCGGTGATGCCAAATATAAAGAGTTCCAGTTTCATGCGCGTGTCCACAATGGAGGGGGGGTCTATATACATGCATCATATAATTTCATTGATTCATTGGTTTAAAATGCACAATGCAATCACAATGCAAGCACAATGCAACTGGATCAAAGGTGCCTATGGGTTTGTGGTGGGATATGGAGTGGGAACCCGCTTCACTTGGCGACGATGCAGTGGCGGTGGTTGCACATTGAACCGAACCGCCTTGACCGATTTATTGAATTTGGCCTTGTTTTCTGGAGCAAACAGCTGATTGATTCGCTGCACTTGTTGCACAATGCTGCGAACGTTTATGCGCAGATGGCCGTTCACAAACACAGTGCGAAAGATGGCGCGGTACTGGTTCAACAACGATTGATGCACCGCGTCAGACATGATGAAATGATCCCGCGGCAGCATGAAGATGCTGTAAAACGCGGAGAGGGTGCCCCACACGTCCGTGTTGTAACGATACACCTTGTCAAAATACTCGTGCAGCCGGAATTTGCCGGTGGCTGAAGTGAAATGATGCAGAATGTCGGCGTTGTATTTCTCAACCACCTCGGTCAACACCGCGCTCGCCGTTTCGGTGTTCAAGTTGAACATGGCCTCAAAAATGTAGGTCAAATACTTGTGACCGGATGGCGCCAAGTTGCGGTACTCGCTGTACAACCCATTCACAAACGGTTTCAGATCTTCGGGCGCTGTCACGCGTCGTTGCGACGACATGTAGTTCTGGAGCAAACTGACAATTTCGGATGAAATGATCATGGTGGAAAAAGGGCGGTTGTACGTGACGGGGTTGTTCATGAAGTAGCGCGCCGGAATGACTTGATGCGGGAAGGTGACTCCTGCAAGCCCCCAGTCAATGATGCGCACATGGTGTTCTTTAAGGTCCATCATGAGGTTTTCCGATTTCAGGTCGTTGTGCATGACACCCAGCGCGTTCATGGGGGCAACCGCGTGCAGCAACAACTCGGAAATGAGGGTGTTCAGAAGGCGCAACCGACGTGCATCCAGTGGCAGCTTTTCAATCCATTCCTTTAAATCCAGCCCCAAATTGGGCATGTTGATTGCGCGCAGTTTGTCCAAATTTGCATTCACATTTTCGGCCGTAATGGAGTCATTACTGAAGTTGCCGCACACTTCATTGAAGTTGATCAAATCACTGGTGCTGAGCACGTCCGGTTCGCATGAATGCACGCGAATGTTGAAATACTTTTCGTGGTTGCGTATTTTTCGGATGAAGGGCGTGATTTTTTCATATTCTCTCATTTCAAAGTCGGAGCCTTCTTTGTATCCCAGTTTACTGATGTTGCCGTCATTCATGTTGCGGGGACGCCCCTTGCATTTGAGCGAAGGAATGAACACGCAGCCTTGGGCCCCTGCAAACACGGGTTTGCCTCCCTTGTTTCTACGCCGGCGTGTGAATTTATCAAACATGCCCGATGTTGATATTGATATTGACAATGATAATTAATATATGAATATATTAAAAAAAAAAGAGCGTTCATTTGTGATATGCATAATACAGACCGGCTGCGGCAAGCACGGCACCCCCTGCGTAAAACAGTTTGCGCCGGTACTTGAATTCCTCATGCAAGCGCACTTGTTTGGGTTTGTAGTTGGAGTAATATGAATTAACGGCTTCCTGCAGCGTGACTTCGTCCCGGTTCAAACGCAGGTTGATTTGGTTGTGCAAAAAGTGCACCCACTTTATGAAGGATTCGCGTTTGTCCAAATAGGGAGAAACCGGGTATTTGTCCAATAATTCGCTAAATGCGTTTCCGATTTGGTGGTGGGGCAAAAATAGCGGCAAATTTTGAATAAAATCGTAATATTTTTTGATGGTCACGTCGTTGGGTCGCTCGGGATACGTGACTGCCATGCTGAACAGAACGAACCAATAATGCGGCCCCCAGACCGTTGGATCCAGGGCGGATGTTGCGGTTCCTCCGTTCATGAGATGGGCGCGGGCTTGTCTTTTTACAATCAAACAATATAAAAACACCGTGAATTAAACACATAATCCAAATAAAAAAATGACGGATGTGAATGCATATGCAACGACCGAGACCAACTGTAAAGCCATTTCACGCACATACGTGCATGCAAATAACTCCAATGCGGTTCGTCAATCGTTTCAAAAAAAAAACGTGTTTTGCAACAACTGCGGTAAAAACGGGCATTTGATGCACGCCTGCAAAAATCCAATCACGAGCAACGGCATCATTGTATTCAAAGACAGCGACGAAGGTGCGTCCTATTTAATGATTCGCCGCAAGGACACGCTGGGGTTTGTGGAGTTCATTCGTGGAAAGTATCCCATTTACAACAAGGCGTATTTGCAGCGGCTCATTGATGAAATGACGCTGGACGAAAAACGGCGCTTGCAGACGCAAACCTTTAGCGAACTGTGGTCCAATGTTTGGGGGGATTACTTGAATGCAAAGTACCAAAACGAAGAAACCGTTTCGTGCGAGCGGTTCAACCTGTTAAAAGACGGGGTGAAGATATACCGCGGAAACGGCGCCTCGTGCGTCGTGAAACTGGACGAGCTGATTGAAAATTCATCCACGCGGTGGACGGAACCCGAATGGGGGTTTCCCAAAGGCCGCCGCAATTATCAAGAAAAGGACATTGATTGTGCGCTGCGGGAGTTTTCCGAGGAAACGGGGTATGATGCCAGCAAATTGATCGTCATGCAGAATATTGTTCCGTACGAAGAAATATTCATGGGGTCCAATGTGAAAACATACAAGCACAAGTACTACATTGCCTACTTCCCGCTGTCGCAAACCGCTGCCACGGTGGCCGCCAATCACGCGCCTCCCAAATTTCAAAAAACGGAAGTCAGCAAAATGGCGTGGTTCACGTTTGACGAGTGCATGCGTCACATTCGTCCCTACAATTTAGAAAAAATCAACATTTTGCGCAATTTGAACGACGCGCTCAAGGAACACGAAATCGCGTGTTGAACTTCTGTTTTGCGCAATTTATAATCATTTTATAGTATAACATGATTGTAATCATACCATGAGTGAGAGTGAAGCACAAGATCCCAAACCCGAGTCAAAACCCAAGTCAAAAACGAAATCCAAGAGCAGTAAACATCCGCTCATAATAAGCGAAGGGAAGGCCGACGACGGACTGACGGCCGAAATCCGGCAATGGCAAAAAGGAGTCAATGATGATGAACCGAATGACGAATCTCTCGGATTTTTGTATCCAACCAAAAATGATCCGGACTTTGCGGTCAACATTGCCCGGCGCAGGGAGTTCAACGACACCAAGTACAGCATTGTCATCCCCACGTCGCAGCGTCAAATGGAAGAGGAGGCCACCAAGATGTGCGGTGCGGCGTTTGAGCTGGCTCCGCACCAGCTCTTTGTGCGCAACTTTTTGTCGGTGATGACCCCATACAACAGCTTGCTCCTGTATCACGGTCTCGGAACGGGAAAAACGTGCTCCGCCATCAGCGTGGCCGAAGAAATGCGCGACTACATGCACCAAGCGGGCATCACGGGCGCCACAAAAAAAATACTGGTGGTGGCGTCCGTCAACGTGCAAGACAACTTTCGGAAGCAGCTGTTTGATTTCAACAAACTGAAATTCAACCGGGTTGCGCGCCAGTTTGTCATTCGCGGATGCACCGGGACCAAGTTGTTGAAGGAAGTGGGCGCCACGGCGGAGCTCACCGATTTGACGGAGCAAAACGTGGAGCGCACGCGCGCTGGAATTGTGCAGCGCATCACCCGCCTCATCAACGCCAGCTACGAATTCATGGGGTACATTGAACTGGCAAACACGGTGCGGCGACTCACTGCCGGCGCAGCATCCAAACAAGACGCCGTGCGCGCCATAAAAAACGCGTTCAATCATCGCCTGGTGATCGTGGATGAAATCCACAACGTGCGCAGCGACGAGGAAGTGAAGGACGACTCATCTCAAAAAAGCGTGGCCGACGAGTTGTACAAGTTGGTGCGGTACGCCGACAATCTGCGCCTGCTGCTGCTGTCCGGTACCCCCATGTACAACGATCCGCGCGAAATCGTGTGGCTGCTGAATTTGATGAACGTCAACGACCGTCGCCCCCCCATTTCAGTCAGCGACGTGTTTGACCGCGACGGCAACTTGCTGCAAATCAACGGGCACAACGTGGGTGCCGAACTGCTGCGCATCAAATCCAACGGCTACATTTCCGTGGTGAAGGGAGAGAACCCGTACATTTTTCCGTACCGCATGTACCCCGCCGATTTTGCGCCCCAGCAGTCGTATGTAATGAACCGAGAAGTGCACCCGTCGCGGCAGTTGAACGACACCCCGATTCCAAACCCGATTGAGCACTTGGACTTGTGTTTGAACCCGGCGGGGGCGTACCAAGAGGCGGTATACCGTCACATCATTGAGCGCAAGCTCCCGGAAATAGCGCCCGACGCCACGTCGTTCGGCTCCTTTTTACTAAAGCAGCCCATTGAAGCGCTGAACATGGTGTACCCCAGCGCGGAGTTTGACAAGTGGATGGACCGCAGCAGCAACAAGGCAGAGGACGCCGCCGCACCTGCACCTTTGCGCATGAACCTCGGCACCTTGTTGGGCGACACGGGCCTGAAGCGCGTCATGAAGTACGACGTGTCGGACGACGGCGCGCGCATTTCCAATTTTGAATACAAGCCGACGTTGGTGTCAAAATACGGGCGCATTTTTTCGCGCGGCGAAATCGGGAAATACAGCAGCAAAATCGCGAGCATTTGCGACCAATTGGAGCGCGCCCGGGGCGTGATTCTGATTTACAGCGAGTACATTGGCGGCGGGGCGGTGCCCATTGCGCTGGCGCTGGAAGAAATGGGGTTCACGCGGTACGACACGCAGGTGGGATCGCTATTTAAAACCGCCCCCGCGCCACAGCGCTTCATCCAGGAAGACGGATCCGTGAAAAAACGGTTCGCCGCCAAGTACGCCATGTTCACGGGGGACAAGCAACTGTCCCCGGACAATCGCGCCGAGTTGGAGGCGCTGACCACGGACAACGAGCGCGGGCAGCGCATCAAAGTGGTCATCATTTCCAAAGCGGGCAGCGAAGGCATTGACTTCAAAAACGTGCGCCAAGTGCACATCATGGAGCCGTGGTACAACATGAACCGCATTGAGCAAATTGTGGGGCGGGCCGTGCGCAACTGCAGCCATGCCGACTTGCCGTTTGTGGAACGCAACGTGCAGCTGTTCTTGTACGGCACGCTGCTGCCCGCCACTCCCGAGGTGGAAGCGGCCGACTTGTATGTGTATCGCCTGGCCGAAACGAAGGCCGCGCAAATCGGGCAAGTGAGCCGCATTCTGAAAGAAAATGCGGTGGACTGCTTGCTCAACATTGACCAGACCAAATTCAGCCAGGAAGTGATCCGGCGACACAACGGGGGCGACGTCACGGTGCGCCAAGTGCTGGCGGACGGAACGCAGTTGCCGACCTATGCGGTGGGGGACCGCCCGTTTTCGTTTGTGTGCGACTATCAGGCGCGGTGCGAGTATCGGTGTGCAAAAAGCAGCAGCAGCAGCGGCAGCGGCAGCGACAGCACAAAGAAAATAACTGATGACTCGTATTCGCACCCGTTCATTGCCATGAATGCCGACCGCATCATGCAGCGTGTTCGCGACTTGTTCCGCGAACAGCACTTTTACAAACGGCAAACCATGATGAAGCATTTGGCCGGACACCCTCGGGAGCAGGTGGATGTTGCGCTGACCCGCATATTGAATGATGCCCGAGAGCAGTTGATTGACAAGTATGGGCGCACGGGACGCATGATCAATGTTGGCGAGTATTACCTGTTTCAACCGTCGGAAATCACGGACCCGCGCATTGACACGCATGACCGCAGCGCCCCGCTGCAATTCAAACGCGACCACATTTCGTTCCCGCTGAACGACGGCAAGTTGGAGCGCTTGGCCGTCAAACACGGACTGAAACCGCTGCCGCCCATGCTTCGCCCGACGGACCAAGGCCACCCTCCACCACAGCTGGCAGCAATGCGTGCTGCATTTGATGCAATCATGCAAGGACCGGCAGTCGTAATTGACAAAAACACCAAGGGGTGGAACGATCTTTGCGCGGACGTGCTGCACGAGTTGCAGGACCGGTTCAAAATCCCGGCCGTCGTGGTCATGAAGTGCACGGCGCAGCACTTTTTGGATGAGTTTGCGGTGACAACCTCTTCCACCGCATTGTTTGACACGCAGTTGCAGTTTTTGAATGCCATTTACCAGGACCAAGGCCAAGGCCATGCAAAACATGAGTTTGACCGATTGGCGCGCGAATATTTTGACGGCATGATTCTTAAAAACACGAAATACGCGGGGGAACAAGGCATCGTGCTGCTGAACTCGGGGAGTAAGACGGGGATGCAGTTGGTGGTGCGGAAAAATGCGGACAGCGCATGGTCGGTCGCAAAATCCAGCGAGGAGTGGCGCCCGTACATGGAACAAATTGCCGGGATGGTGCCGAAAGACTCTGCGCTAGCCCCAATCATTGGGTTTGTCTCCGAATTTAAGGAAAAGAGCGGGGGCAGTTACGCCGTGTTCAAAATAAAATACGTGAGCGAAAAAGGGAGCGGGGCCCGGTGCGATCAAATTTCGTCCAAACAACGACGGCTCACAATTGTCAACCAAATCGCAAACGGGTTGAATCCGGATGTGGAGCCCATTTACACCATGGAAAACACGAAGAACCAAAACACGACGCGCTACTGCGTTTTGTCCGAAATGTTGCTGCGCTGCTTCAACCACGTGAAAAAGGACGGCAAACACTGGTTTTTGAGCCCGGTGCAAATGCATTGATTTGCAATTAAACAATAATAAACATGTATAATATGTTCATACAATCAAACAATCAAACAACCCATGCAGCATCCGAGTCATCAAGACATTTACATTCCAACCATGGTCAGTCAAAAGGTGGTGTTGCCATTCACGGCAATCGGTCGCAACATTCGGGCGGTTTTAGAACGGCATTTGGCCCACGCGCACGAGGGAAAGTGCAATGCCGAAGGATATGTGCGTCCACGGTCCACACAGCTACTGGCGCACTCGTCCGGCAATTTGGCGGACAATGGAACCATTGCGTTTGAGGTCATGTACGAATACCAAGCGTGCAACCCGGTGGAAGGCACGATGATCACGTGCACGGTTCAAACGGTGACCCACGCGGGCGTGCATGCGCACATTGTGCCCGAACCCAGCCCCGTCGTTGTGTTCGTCTCGCGCGATCACCACTACTCCGATCCCCGGTTTTCCAAGATCAAAGTGGGCGACGAAATCACCGTGCGCGTCATTGGGCAACACTTTGAACTGAACGATCCCGTTGTTTCGGTGATTGCAGAATTGACCCCCATACATGAATAATGAATAATGAATAATGAATAATGGTAACAAGCTCACGAATAATGTTAATTCAAAAAAATTGAATTAAAATTACTTCCGGATTGAAGATAACCACGTAAACCCGCACAACCATGCTCGGTTCAAACCATGAAAATTCATTGTACCATTCTGCCACAATTCACCACAAGGTTACTTTGCCTTTTGCCGCCATCTTGAATTTCAAAGAGATTCATGAATTGTTGTCGCAGCATGTGTCCAACCAACTTGCTGGCAAGTGCATCACCGAAGGGTTTGTCAAACCGCAGTCTTGCATCATTCGTTCGCACTCGGTGGGCACGCTGTCGGCAGGGAACATTGGATTCAATCTGGAAATTGAATGCATGCTGTGTTGTCCCAAGGAAGGCGACGTCATGAAGTGCGTTGCGAAGACAGTGACCCAGGCGGGCATCCGAGCACACGCTTGCACCGAAGAGCCATCCCCCGTTGTCATTTACATTTCGCGAGAAATTCAAGACTCACAAAGCCGCACCATGGACTCGGTGAAACCCGGTGACCACATTTTGATACGAGTCATTGGCAAACGCTATGAACTGAACGATAAACATGTCTCCATCATTGGGGAGTGGATCTCTATTTGAAAAATTGTTTCGTCAACTCTGTTTTTTGGTTTTCCACTTCTTTCAACTGGGATTCTTGTTCATCAACGTAATTCAAATACTCGGTGATTTTGGAAATGACGGCCTCATCCACGTTGGTCAAATTCACGAATGATCCGTTTTTGTTTTCAGTGTATGCGACATTGTTCTGAGTCACGATTTTTAAAATTTGAATTTGATGGTGCTGGTTCAGCGCTTCAATGCGGTCCTTCAGTTGCTTCAAATCAGTTGTCATGGTATGTGTGTATAGGCGTATGGTTTAGTACACAGTCAAACCATCTAATATGTTTTTTCCACAAATGTACATTCAAATGCATTTAAACGCATTCACAAGAGTGAACTTAACCTTGCCCTTACATTAAATGAAACACGCCAACGCCAACGCCAACGCCAACATTATGAACCAATTAAGAGGATTCATGCTGTATGATTCATCATTGCAACCACAACCACAACCACAACCACAACCACAACCACAACCACAACCACAAGAACACGGGTTTCGTCCCGCATTGAACCAGGACCCGCTGTTTTGGTGTTTGTACATTATGAAACACGGCACATTCAAGTACGAGCAACTCGCAAACCGGTTCACGGCCGAGAAGGACGGCAAACGCGAAGAAATCATGCGGTTGAGGGACCAAGGCAAAGCATTGAAACAAACCACCGGCATAAAGTTCACGGTTTCCACAATGGAAGGCGACATCATGTCCCAGCGCATGTCGTTGCACGCGTTCCAAGTGCTTGTTTGCCTAAACTCGCTAAATGCGGTGTACGTGAATCCACATAACCACGTGTATGCTGAGTTCATCAGTGATGCGGTGTCCAACAAACCGGTTTATTTGATAAAACGCGTTGTCAATAAAACCACGCGATTGTGCATGACCCAAGCAACCGACCACGAGTTGACTTCTTTGCGCGCAACGCATTACCATATTGAAAACGTGCAAAAACCGATGAAAGCAGTGAGCGCTTACACCGTCGCCGAACTCAGCGAAATATGCCACCAGTTGAAGTTGCAGCTCATGCCCAAAATGAAAAAACAAGAAATGTATGACGCCATATTGAAAATGATGGTGCTGTGACAATAAACTAAACTTAACGTGTAAAATTGAATTTAAATAATATGCTGTTTTAATATACAATAGACCTCAACGCAACACCTGTGATAATGCAGAAGCATCAGACGCATCAAACGCATCAAAAACAAGCGCCTCCCCATGAATTGTTTGATGCAATGGTGGAGACGTATTTAAGTCGTGTTTTGCAAACGGACAATGGATCACTGGAATTGGAAGTGCGTTTCGGAACGCGCAATTTGAAGCACGTGGCATCCACCACCAAGATTGACTTTGACAACGTCATTAAAACCCTGCTCTCGGCCGGGTTCGTCATGGAAAAAACAGACGACTACACTCTGAAAATCAGTTCCGAAGTGGTGGACGCAGCAAGCGGCAAGCCCACGATGTCCAACATCCGCACCGAGATTGCGGGACTCCACAACATTCAACTGTATTGTAAAACCAATTCACTGGACAAAGTGCATCCCGTGTTCGTTCAAAAAATGGCGGTTCAACGGGATGACGGCGACGACAACATACTTCCTCTCAATTTTGACGACTTTAATTTCCGCCTCTCCCTTCAAAAAGAAAAACAGTTTGCGGAATCGTCCACCACCGCAAAAACGGTGGTGACACCATGGCGCAGCAGCCGAAAAACGTTTCGCTACATTAGTCGCAGCACCTTTCGCAACCCTGCGTTTCCGTTTGTCGTGGACATGAGCATCGTCAAGGAATCACGGCGAGACAACGCAGGCAGCGGCAGCGGCAATCACATGATTCCCACCCACACGTTTGCAGAGTCTCAAGTCACCGAGTCCCAGCCCAAATACGAAATTGAAATTGAGGTGCTGAACGATGCGGTCGGGCAAGGAACCGCGTTCAACACTACAAAAAAGCTGGCGGATGCGCTTCGCGCGTGCATCAAAACGGTCATGTCGGGTCTGCAAGGCACCCATTATCCCGTGGGGATGGCCGAATGTGCCGATGTGGCCGAAGATTACATGAAGCTGTTGCATCCAGAAAAAGAAACGAAAGAAACGAAAGAAACAAAAGCAAGGGAACGCCCCCAGGCGGCCAAACCCTTGCTTCCAAAACAGTTTATTGGCCCGTCGTCCTACACGCTGCAGCTGCAAAACATCGTGCCCGTTAATGAGAACTGCACCATTCCCAATGTGCGCAACAACTACACGGTCACCGACAAGGCCGACGGCGCGCGCAAGCTCTTGTTCGTGTCACCCACCGGGCGCATTTACCTGATTGACACCAACATGCGCGTGCAGTTCACGGGGGCGCAATGCGGCAATGACAAGCTGTTCAACACGCTGCTGGACGGCGAGCACATTCTGCACGACAAGACCGGACGGTTCATCAACCTGTTTGCCGCGTTTGACGTGTATTACATTGCCGGCAAGGACGTGCGTGCGCTGCATTTTGTGCCGTCATCGGCTGAAGCGCCTGTCACCAAGTTCCGACTGCCGTTGCTGGTGGAATTGATGACCGAATTGAAAGCGCGCTCCGTGGTGCGCGGTGCCGCCACATGTCCCATCCGCATGGAGTGCAAGAAATTCAAATACACGGGGCAGGACCAAAGCATATTCCAGTGCTGCGCCACGCTGATGTCGCAAATTGACTCCAACGCGTTTGAATACAACACGGACGGCATGATTTTCACACCGGCAAATGCGCCTGTGGGTGGCGAAGCGGGTGGTGAAGCAGCCGGACCCAAGACCAAACTCACGTGGCCGCTGTCGTTCAAATGGAAGCCCGCGGATGCCAACACCATTGACTTTCTGGCCACGGTGGTGAAGGACACCAACGGACAACCCAAGACGACCAGCATTTTCACGGACGGCATCAACGTCGCCAAGGCGGATCAAATCGTGCAGTACAAGACGCTCACGCTGCGTGTCGGGTTTGACGAAAAAAAGCACGGCTATTTAAACCCGTGCGAAGACATCATTCAGGGCAAACTGCCATCCCGTAGTAGTAGGGGCGCAAATGAAAGGGGCGCAAATGAAATGTCTGACGACTCTTACAAGCCGGTGCCGTTTTATCCCACAAACCCGTACGATCCCGAAGCCCACGTGTGCAATGTCATTCTTCGCACGGATGCGGCGGGAAATCGCGGCATGATGCTCACTGCCGAAAACGAGGTCATTGAAGACGGCACCATCATTGAGTGCGCGTACAATACCGGTGCTGCCGATCCGCGCTTTCGCTGGATTCCGCTCCGCGTGCGCACCGACAAAACCGCCGAGTATCGCAGCGGCCAGAAAAACTACGGCAACGCATACCACGTGGCCAATTCCAATTGGCACACCATTCACAACCCAATCACAAAGAAGATGCTGACCACGGGCACCGACATTCCGGACGAGCTGGCCGACGACGACGTGTATTACAACCGCATTTCGGCATCGGGCGACACGACCACTCGCGGACTGCGCGATTTTCACAACTTGGTGGTGAAACGCGCATTGATTGGCGGGGTGAGCCGCCGCGGCAACACGCTCATTGACTTTGCGGTGGGCAAAGGCGGCGACCTCCCGAAATGGATCCACGCCAACCTGTCGTTTGTGTTCGGCATTGACATTTCAAAGGACAACATTCAGAACCAGCTGGACGGCGCGTGCGCGCGCTACTTGGACTACTGCAAACGATTCAGCATCATGCCGGGGGCGCTGTTTGTCCAAGGCAACAGCGCGCTCAACATCAAAAGCGGCGCGGGCATCAGCGGCGAAAAATACAAGCAAATTGTTAAGGCCGTGTTCGGGGACGGACCCAAGGACAAGGCGCTGCTGGGCGAAGGCGTGTATCGCGAATACGGCAAGGGTGAGAACGGGTTCAACGTGTCGTCGTGCCAGTTTGCCATTCATTACATGTTTGAAACCCGCGCCAACGTGTGCAACTTTCTGCGCAACGTGTGCGAGTGCACGGAGGTGGGCGGCTACTTCATCGGCACCACGTATGACGGGGCCACCATGTTTGACGCGCTGAAGCCGTACGAAGTGGGCGACGGTATTGCCGTGCTGCACAAAGGCAAACGCGTGTGGCAGGTGACCAAGGCGTACACGGCCACCGAGTTTCTGGACGATGAAACGTCGGTGGGATACGCCATTGACGTGTATCAGGAATCCATCAACAAGACGTTTCGCGAGTATTTGGTGAATTTCAATTACTTGAAACGGCTCATGGCGAATTTCGGGTTTGAGGTGGTGCAGCGCGATGACGCGGCCAAGGACCTCGGACTGCCGGATGGCACCGGCATGTTTGAACAACTGCATGCACAAATGATGGCGCGTTTGAAGCAGACGCCGGCCCTGGCATCTGATTTAGGGGATGCGCCCGACATGCGCGATTACGAGCGCCGCATCTCGTTTTACAACCGCTACTTTGTGTTCAAGAAGGTGCGGTCCATTGACAATGCGGAACTGGTGGTGAAGAGCTTGTTGGGCACGTCCACCGTGTTTGAAAAACAAATGGCGGCATTGGAACAAGAACAGGCGGAACTGGATAAAGCCGAAGCCATTGTTAGTGCTCCTGTCGTTCCCAAACCCAAGGCCAAACCCAGAGCCAAGCCTGCTGCTACTGCTGCTGCTACTGCTACTGCTACTGCTACTGCTGCTGCTACTGCTACTGCTGCTGCTTCCGTTGCCCCTGTCCCGGTCCCTGAACCAGAGAAAAAAAAACCAGGCAGAAAACCTAAAATCCAACTGGTGGTGAAAGAACCGTGATGCAAATGAATGATTGTGAAATAAAATGTTAATACAATGCATACAATACATAATATCATAATGGATCCAGAATTAAAGACTATTGCGCATGCGCAATGGTTGGAACCCTCCAACACTCGGAGTCGCAAGGCACCCATTGAAAGGCTTCACTTTGTGAAACGGAGCATGACGCGAAATGCCATCATGCATCCAAGCCGCCGTGTCAGAATGCAATGCATGCAAGGGCAGGATGGCAAGTTTTATTACATTCCATTGGATGCATACAACACAGACCACTTGCAAATCATAAGCGAAATGAGCCCGCTGCTTGTGAATCCGACACCCGCGCAATTTGAACCGGGTGCAATGTACACCTACATCGTTGCATCCATCATTAGAAAGGATCCGGTCACCACCATGGACATTCAAGTAGTTCCAGCAAAGTTGTATGTAACCAAAGCGTTGAACATGTTTGAGTTTGGCACAAAACACCATCAAATATTTTATCGCATGGCCAGCACGGATGAATTGGATCGGGTTGCGCGCACTGTAGGAGTACCCATGGATGAGCTGCAATACGGATTGCACGCATCCGGTGAAATTCATTGCATTGCTCCCACTTCCTTGCAGTTTAATTTTTATTCGGGCACGTATAGAATGCAGCGTGCAATTCCAAAGCGGCGCGAAAAATATGAAATGGGGTTGATCACCCGGTTAATGCAAACAATTGACCAGGCTTATGTCCCCGAATTTAAGTTCACCCCATTCATCGTTCAAGAAGCGCTTCCAATAACGCCGGACCAAATTGCGCATTTGAAACGCAAGGACATTCCCGTGTTTGGATTCGACACGCAAGCACAATGCAGAACAATGCGCTCGAACGTCATGCGTCATAAAAACGTGCAAAAGTT